TGTCCAAAGCTCTTTAACCACATTTGGACGGATATAGAAATCCCTTCTGTCAGAATAGAGAACACCACTTGAACCAAGATTCTTGGCTCCTGTTACGGCTGTTGTAGCCATATTATTATCCTCCTAGACCTTTAGGTCTATTTTCTATTTGCCATTAAGCCTAAATTAAACAAATCTTCATCAGAGAATTGGGGTTCAGCTTGACCTGACTGTATACCAGCAGGTGCTGGAACCTCTAAACGCTTAGATTGATTTGTCATCCTTTCTGCCTTTTGGCGAGTAGCAACTTCTGCCTGTGATGGAGAATTACGTAATTTATCCAAATGGACAAGATTATCTAAAGTAACAGACTCTGGAGAACTGTAGAACTTCATGAATTCATCTGCTTTACCAGACTCATAACCATATCGGTTAACCAGTTCCGATTTCATTCCATCCATAGCCTGAGTACGTTCATACTCCTGCTGTCGTTGAACTATCATAGCTTCCTGATCTCTTAACTGATTTATTCTTACTTGTTCCTGCTGATCTTGAAAATCGATCATTCCGTCTCTGTAGTCGTCTAAAGATACCCTGTATTTGAAAGAATCACTTTCTGTATCCATATAGGCTTCTGTTGCATCGTAGTTAGTTGGTTTGGTCGGACGAGTTGGTTTCTTTGGCAACTCCTGCGATTTCTCTTGCGAGGGAACCGAAGGTTCATCACCAGAAAGTGATTTTGCTACTTGTTTCAAAACATTAGGATTCTCCTGAATATACTCCGCTATTGGAGCAATTCGATCATAATCAGCTAACTTTTGATTCGCAGTCTCAAATTCACTTGCCTTTTGGTCATACCGTGATTGCCAATACTGGTATCGACTTTGATCTTCACCAGCATTCTCGGGCAATTCAGGATCAGGTGCATTATTAGGCACTAATGCATCATCAAATGCATCTAATCCTACTGGGGGCTCACTTTCAACATTTGATTCATTTCCCCAGAACTCCTGTTCTGGTTCAACAACTTCAGCAACGTCTACTTGTGGGTTTTCGTCTATCATATTTTCCTCCTTCCCATTTGTCTAAGAGACAGCAATGGGATTTATTGATTGTGATTTGACTTCCCTGTTTTCTTTCTTAACCTCACTTAACTCATCACCTAAACGAGCCTCAAACAGCTGTGCTGCTTTTTCGGTCTTTTGAGCTGAATTTGTAAGTTTAGTCTTAAATTTTTCTACCTCAACACGTTTCCTGTCAGAAGTGGACTCTCTTTGAGCTGTCTGCAGGTCACCTTTGAGTGTTTTAATTTCTTCTTCTTGAGCTTCTAGTTGCCCTTGCATCTGTTCTATCATTCCTATCCGCTTTAGAACGCCCTCGGTATCTGCAACCTCTGTCTGCTCTAGAACTTCTTGTTGATCAATAATACCTTTTTCATACAATGTCATATAATAATCAAAACGAGCCCATCTATTTGAAGGTAATGTACTTCCGCTTACTACAATAAGATCATAATTGCCTATAGTTACATCATTCATTCTTCCTATAACTTCATTCGTAAAATCATCATATATAGGACCATTAATCGTTTGCTCAGTCTCTCTTCCATCTGGTTTCATAATTCTGACAACTTTCTCGTCTGTATAAGTCTGCTGAATTAATTTTACAATAACCTTACCCATTTGATTTAGGACCGCATCAATATCGTCTAATTTTGATTTAATTCTTCTTTGGGCATATTCATCTATAGCAACTGTACCCTTGTATGTAGAAGGAGCAGCTGACGGATCACCATGTTGTAATGGATGAATTCCTAAAATGTGATATATACTTGTTTTTGCATCTTCTCTGTTTTTATACAACTCGTTAGGCAGGGGAACAGGACCAGCAACAATAGGTTGACCTAATTCGGGATCATATTCTATCACACCAGTACCTGCTCTTGACCATTCTTCTTCGAGCTGCTTTCTATTCATAGAACCTCTAGGAATGAGAAGCTTAGTATTCGTGGAAGAACTTGCATGAGCGACAATTAATGACGTTATCTTATTGATATATTCTTGAATTGGTTTAACAAACCTCACATCGCTCATAGGGTAAGGATTTCTATTATGCCTATTCATTAGAGTAACAATAGGATATTCATCTATATCCATTATATGCATTGCAAGCATCACCCTGCCAACTGATAATACTCGTTTAATTCTTGGAACTATAACCTGATTGCAAACAACAACACCTTGTTCAACCATGTCCTTCATAGATACTATAGTTATTGTTGTTTCAGACCCTGGAATAGCATCTTCATGCTCTGGTCCAGGCATCATTGTTGGTTGACCAGTGGCTGGGTCCATCATCATATGAAATGTACCGCCAGTTTGTTCATGTACCTGCATCAACTCTTGTACTTCAGGTTTGGATGTTATATGAGATAATTCTCCAGCATTTTCTATAATTACAGCTGGTTGTTGAAGAAAAGCATTATAATCTTCTTCGTCATGTATAAATTCGTTCCCATTGGTTTTATCGAGACAATGCCAGAATGGAAGATTAACTTTTTCATATCTATCTATAACCTGATAAGTCTTAACATCCGTCTCTTGCGTTTGTGGACCTATCCTTTGATCTTCAGCGGCATCTCTAGTTGTTGCTGGATATCTCTCATCGGAAGATTGAACCATCCCGTCAAATAGTCTATTACCTTCTGCATCTGGTTTCATTATTTGAGGATACATGGTTTGTACCTGCTCTTCTGTAAATATCCTGGCGATAATAAGATTAGCAGAATCTCTACAAAATGTATCCCTGGAAGACGGGTCTACAAACAGGTCAAGGGGGTCAATACTTTTAAAGCAGACTTCACCTCTACCAAAATCCATCATAGGGTCCACATAAGCCTGCATGACCCCCATGCCTTTAACATAGTAGTCGTCAATAACCTGTTTTAGTTCCACATTCCCATTAGATTTATCCCAGATGTAAGACATTATATCTGAAAAAATTCTACCAATCTTAGTATCACTGTCATCTCTGCCAGTAGATTGAAATTTTGGTTTATTTGCTGTAAGGAGGGCTTTTGCTTGTTCTACAGCTGGATGTACAATATTATCAACAATAGCTGATTGCGCTCTGTCTTTTAATACTTTTACTTGATCGCTAGTCCATTGAGAGTTATTTCTGAATTCATCATCTTCCATAGCAGCAGTAGCCCAATTGGCTCGCTGCCCATGATATTCATTTAATAGGTCTTCAGACTTGACTACTTCTTTGTGGACATTTATAGGCATTAAATTGCCTGGAATCTACAAAATGGGTACTGGGGGGTATCAACACCTAAGCAATAAGCCAATCATTTATTCTTGAACGCACATTTCCCAATAGGGGCTTTTGTTCGTCTTGTGTTTCATGATAAGGTGTATAAGAGCCTTTATTCGCATAAAAGAAGCCGTCTAATAAATCATCATGTTTACCACGTGGAAATAAAAGAAGTTCGTTTAGGAGGTCTTGCATCGTTTTTTTCATATGTACCTGACCACGTGCAAAAATAGGCTGTAAGCTCTCAAGTCGCCTAGATTTGTTAGTCCTAGGGTTTTCCTTAATATTAAGACCAGGAATGAACAGATTTTCATCATCGCACCTTTTTATTACATATTCCCTAAGCATCTCCTGATACCCAACGCTTTCTATCCTAGTTTTCTGAGATCGATACTTTCTGAAATTATCTACAATAGCTTCTGCTAAATTTAAGGGAGTAGCCCTTTTTCTATAGTAGGGAAGTACATACCTGTTCCCTTCTTTATCCACACCTAAATTGAAAATGACTGAATAATCTGCTGTTTGCTTAGTACTGGATGCAGGGTCTACCCCCGTAAAGATGTTTATAGGTATTTGCTTCTTTTCTGGATAGGTCATATTAAGATAAGCATCTTGATTACTATCCAACGAAACTTCTCCTTCATAATAGCGAAAATCATCGGCTCTGAACAATTGATCTTCATCACCAACAATTTCACACATATATTCACGATAAAACACAGATAATCTATTTATAGACTCTAATTCCTTCTTTTTTTCAAGAAGTTTCTTTATAGACCACCATTCTTCCCACAATGCTGTTTTCTTGTCAATATCAGGTTTATACGTAAGATTTGTCCATCCATGCATTTCCTTTAGTGTTTCAACCATGCAGCGTTGATGCTGCGGAGTTCCAATAACAATAAGTCTACCCTTAAAGGGGTCAACAGAAGGAATTGCTGATTGCAATAACCATCTTAGATTAGTTTCCATTGCTTCTGCTGTTTTAGTGTTATTTTCATCTTCAGGATCGTCTATAATAATAAGGCTAGGGCGTTGGTTCCCGATTTTTATTCCTCTGATTTGCTGACCCGTTCCCTTGCAAATTATCATTGACCCATCTTTTAACTCTATTTCTGCTTTTGACCAACTTT